CGTTAGAGCCGCTTTCCGCCGTTTCGTTTGCAGCGATCCCCCATCGTGCCAGACCTCCGGTGCTCAGATAGTAACCGCGAACCGCTCCAGCGGCACCGTCACGCAAAAGGTTTCCGCTTACGGTGCTCGTCCCGGTACCGCTCACCGTCAGCGTCCCGCCCACCGTGGCGTTGCCGCCGCTCACCGTCACGGCGTTGCTCCAGGAGGCCGTGCTGCCGTTGGTCGTCAGCAGGCGGCCGCTGTTGCTCGTCTGACTCGGCAGCCCCGCGACCGGCTGCGCGCCCCAGCTGACGGTGCCGCTGCCGTCTGTGAGCAGCATGTATTGCGTGGAGCCCGCCTGATCGGGAAGCAGCGCATTAAGCGCCGCAGCCCGTGTCGTCTGGCCCGTGCCGCCTTGGTTGATCTGCGCCACGCCGGCGAGCGAGCCGAAGTCGCCTACGCCTCCCGCGCCGCCACCGCCCCGGCTGGCAAGCGTCTGCCATTGATTGCTGTTCTTGCTCGGCTTCTCGGTCACGCCGTCGACGGTGGCGATGTAGCTCGAGCCCAGCCACGAAACGACGTCCAAGCGGTTGTAGGTCTCGCCATCGATGAACGTGCCGCGGGGATTGAGCGAGGCGCCCGCCGCGCCGGCCGGCCCAGGGATCAGTTGCAGCTTCCGCGCCTCCTCCTTCGCCGCGAACTCGACCCGTTCCAGCTGCTGGCTGAACTGCGTCACAAGCGAGCCCAGCTGGGATTGCAGCGCAACGATCTCCGAGCGCAGCGCATCCGCGTCCGCGCCCGCCTTGGCCGCGTTGGTCTCGTCGGCCTTCTTGAGCTCCAGCGCGATGACGCCCACCTGCTCGTCAACCGCCTTCCGCATCTCCTCCACGCGAGCGGAGAGCGCGCCCAGGTTGTTATCGAGGACGTGGAATTGCAGCGCCTTGATGCCGGAGAGCGCCGCGGAAAGCGCGTTCGTCGCGGCCTCGAGCGGGCGCGCCTGCGTGCTGAACTCCGTCTCGAGCTTCTCCGTCCGGCTCTTCACCTCGCCGAGCGTCTCGGCCAGCAGCAGGAGCTCGTCGGTGGGCGTAGAAAATTGGGCGGTCATAGTCTATTGATTGCGGGTTTTGTCAGAAGGCGGCTCAAGTCAGGTAGGGATCCGGCGCGAGGATGACGGCCGGGTCGAGGCCGAGCTGCGCGCAGATCGCGATCGCCGTGGGATTGTTGTTCCAGAACCAGGCGTAATTCGTCCAGAGGAATTGCTCCTCGGCGTTAAGACCGGCGATGACCGCCATCAGATCGGGGATCTTGCCCGCGTCGAGGACGCGCGAGGTGATCGTGTCCTTGCTCACGCGGTACGGCTGCGGAGGCGGCAGCGGCTTGACCACCCAGCCGCAGTTTTCCCAGACGGGCGGCTGCTCGGTCGCGGGGTCATAGGACGGCGGCGGGGTCTCGACCCATCCCTTGCGCTCAAGGGTGGCGATGACCTGCGGATCGGTCTCGGTGCGGAGCTGGCAGTCGAGAACTAGATAAGTTGGCATAAATCAGGAACCTTCACAATTTGATGGCAAAAGTAAACGACAAGGCCGACTCGAGACGTTTTAGCATTGAGCTAGACAGGATGCTGCCGCCCCAAACTCCGCAATAAGCCATATCCCATTGATGATACTGATTACCAACTTGCCATCTGCTCAACACGTATGCATTACTATTATTGGAGTCTAAGTTTCCTGCGTCTCCGGTATTCGAGACGCCATTTACTGCGGCGGAACTATTGGTCGAGTTGCTGATGGCTCGCAAAATACCCCACGTGCCTTGGCTGAACGCGGCTGTCGCGTCCAAATTGGCTCCGTTGAACACTCGCCAGTTTGTTCCCGAGACGTAATATGGAGCAAAGTAATCTGTATTTGTAGAGCTGTTGTACAACTCACAAAACATACCAATGTTTCGGTTGATACCAGTCGCGTTTGTTATTTTCCCAACGCCGATAAAACTATTAGTCGTCGAAACATTGGCAACCTTACCTCCGCCTAAAACATTAGTGGTGCTATTAAAGCTAACAATGGGATTGCCTCTCAGTTGATTCGTTTTGTAAGTTGGGCGCTGCGTCCCTGTACCGGTGGCGTTGTTGGCGTTGCCACTCAAATCGCTCCACGAATCAATTAAGTCATTATTGCTTTTGCCGGAAATCGCTGGCGAATAAAACGAGATGGAAGTCCCCAATGCTTTACTCGAGAACATAAGATGTCTCTGCCGAGCTCTCATTAGCTTGCCGTGTAGATGATTTCCACTCCCAGCAGGCGGGCATCGTGTCCGTAGGTGTCGCCTGCATTTGCCGCGTCCCGGTAGACCTGGAGCAGCAGCGGCTTGTTGGCTGCCGGCGTGCCGGCCATCGTCGCGAACGTCGTTGCGGAGGAAATCATCATATCATTGATCGTGATGACCGTATCCGCGACCGTGACCGCTGTGCCCATCGAGACGCCGAGCGCGTCGTCGTTTGCGACGGCCACACCCTGGAATCCCCAGACGACATCGTCGGTCGCGTCGAGCGCGCCGCTGGCGGACCAGTAGAAGCGAGCGGTTAACGTGCTGTTGTTGTAGTTGCTCGGCATCACGACGAGCGCCTGCGCGTATTCGGCCGTGCCGGCGTCGAATAATAGCTCGTCGTAATTGTTGGTCGTCAGTTCGCGAGAGTCGATGCCGGCGCCGGTCGTCGTGCGCGGAATCCATTGCGAGGCCGCGAGCCAGAGGTTGGTCGAGCCGCCTGATCCGATGCTTGACCACGTCGGCGCCGCGCCTGCGCCCTGAGTCTTCAGATAGTTGCCCGACGTTCCGGCCGGCAGGCGGTTCCACGCGGACGAGTCGCGATAGAATATGTCGCCGTAGGTAGCAGAGCCCACGAGGTCGAGCACTTGCGTCAGCGTCGCATCCTCGGGGTCGCCCGTGCTTCCGGTGACGCGCGCCTTGATCGTGCTCGCGGTCATATTGGCGAGCTTCGCGTTGCTCACCGCGTCGTTAGCAATCGTGGTCGCGTTGCTGTTCTGCGAGGCCGTGACGTCGCCCGTCAGCGCGGCGCGTTCAAGAGAGACCTGGCCGCCGGTCGCGAAGTTGACCGTGATCGACGTGCTGTTGCTTATGACTCGCTCGGCGCTGAGCGAGCCGTTTGCGGAGGCAACGATGTATTCAGCATCTGTCGGCGCGCCGCTGCCGCCCGTGTTCTGCGCCCAGCTGGGGTTCGCCGCGGCGCCATTCGTCTGGAGGATGTAGCCGGCGGTTGCCGCGGGAAGACGCGCCCAGCTAGTGGCCGAGCGGTAGAGGATGTCGCCTTGCGCCGCGCCGCTGATGTCTAGCTGGTCGAGCGTCGGCCGCGCGTGGACGTGATCGACGCGGGCCGCGGTGATCGAGACGCCGGGAGTCGCGGAGACGCCGAGCGCCGCCGGAGCCGTCGAGTCGAAGAGCTGCCGATTCCGCCAGACCGTGGTCGAGGAATCATAGGAGAGAAAGTCCCGGTTCGCGACCGTGGTCACGAGGACGTCGTGCAGTTCCTCGAGCTCGAAGCCGTTGAGGATATCGACGTAGATGATGCCATCCGCCACGCCCGCCTTCTTGATCACGTAGCCGATCCGTACCGAGTGATTCGGCTGCGTCGGCCGCGTGTTGACGAGCCCGCCTGGAGTCGTGGCCGAAAGGTAGAGCGTGTCGCCCTCGTTGAAGGCGTTGGTGTCGATGCCACGCAGGAGGCCGTTCGTGATGATGAAGCCGGACGAGTTGTTTCCGATGCTCTGCGCGACGAGGCCGATCGTGGTCGCGGAGTTGGTGTCGTCCGTGCCCAGCGCGAGCACCACCTTGAGCCGCGTGCCGGAGGAGCCGTCCTGCCGCACGACCTGGCCCTTCGTGAACGGCGAGCCGCTCTGGTTGTAGACCTGCACGTGCGCGTCGACGCCGAGGAGCGCGTTGACGCTAGAGTTAAGCCCGACCTCGATCGCGCCCTCGGTCGCGTTCCAGACGCCCTTGGCCGTCGTCACGCTCGCGGTGCTCGACGTGTTGAGCGCGAAGTAGTCGACCTGAGTGATCGTGTTGGTCGCGCCGAACACCGAATCCACCGGGAAGTCGATCGGATCGCTGCCGCCGCTCTGGTGCGTGGAGGCGTGCGCGGTCGGCGTGCGCGAGTCGGAGAGACGTGCGTCGTTCGCCTGCACGGCCTTGAGCGCGGCGCTTTCTCCCGAGGTCGCAAACGTGACGACGCCGGAGGCCGTCGTGCTCGCAGCCTGCTTGATGTTCGCGAATGCTGCCGTGATCGACGCGACGTCGGTCAGGTTATTCGCGCCCAGCATATCGCCGCCCCCGGGGATCGTTTCCCAGAGGGTGGTCGTGCCGTCAGTCTTGAGGAACTTCCCCGCGTTGCCCGTCTGCGAAGGCAGCGAGTCGCCGCCGCCACCGCCGCCACCGCCTGCACCACGCGCGGCGATCACCGCCCACTTCGCGCCAGCAGTCGCGATGTTCTTCCGGCCCGGCGTGTCGTTCGTGTCCTCGAGCGCAAGGTAGGTCGAGCCGTACCACGAGAACAGATCGCCACGCTGCGCGACCATTCCCTCCTTCCATTGCCCGCGATACGAGTCGATCAGCGTCGGCGCCGCGGCCAGTTCCTGCTTCGGCAGCGCCGCGTTCACCGCGTGCTGGATTTCGATGACCAGCCCGCGCTCGAGCTTCGTGATGCGCTCCTTCGCGGCCTCAGTCAGCGTGCCGAGGATCCGCGCTTCGATCTGCTCCGCGGTCAGCCCGATTTGCTTCTCGGCCTCGGAGAACTGCGCTTGAGCAAGACCAACGATCTCAGCGCGGACGGCTTCGAGCTTCGTCTGCGACTCGGCGAGCGCGGCGCGGCAGCGGCCTTCGAGGTCTTCGTTGTACTTGGCATAGGCGTCCGAGACGAGCCCAGGCACGGCCTCGACCATCTTCGCATCGAGCTCCTTGCGGATCTCGGGAACAGTCTTCGATACTTGCTCGAGCAGCTTCTCGAGCGCTTCGTCGTGCTCGACGATCAGCGCGGCAAGTTGCTTGTGCTTGTTCTCCAGTTCCTCATTGCGGGCGAGGACGAGGTCGAGGACGCGATGCATAGTCAGGAGGAGAGCTTTTTGAGTTTGGCCCGGCGGTCGGAGATGTTGTTAACGAGCGCCGCGAGCTTCTTCTCGGCCTCGGATTCCTCGCGGAGCATCTGCTGCGCCTCGGAGAGCGTGATGACTTTCGTGGTCGGAGGAGGCGGCGCCTTCGGCTCAAAGCCGATCTTCTTCAGCGTCTCCTCGATCTGCGCCTCGCTCTTCGCGTTGTGACCCAGTTTCTCGCGCACGGCGGCGAGCTTGGTCGCCTTATCTGCCAGCCGCTCGAGCGGCCGCTTCGCGCGGTTGCGCCCAGCCTCTAGCGCATCGGCGACGCTCGTCGGCCGGCTCAGTTCCTCGCGCTTCAGCGCCTCGGATTTCGCGCGCGCCCAGCTGGCCCCAGCATCCCCGCCCCAGAGCGCCCACGCGATCCGGCCGGCGGAAGGATAGCCGTCTTCGCCAGGCGAAAAACCTGTGCCCTGCTTGTCGACCTCGTGCCGCGCGAAATAGGAGACCATCCGGCGCACGGTGTCGGGCGAGAGATTCGACTTGTTGCTGATGTCGCGCGCACGAGCGACGCCGACCGCCGTGCCTCCGCGGTTGAACTTCTCGCGCCATTCAAGGCCGCGCTTGGCCTCGGCCGCCATCGCATCGGTCGGCGTAAGGTCGACGGTCGCAAAGCGCGCAAGCTCGGCCGGAGTCGGCGGCTGGTCCGGCGTTTCGTCCTCGGGCGCGGCGCCCTTGCCGGTCGTGGCGTTGACCGCATCGACCGAATCCTCGGTGACGTTCGTGCCCAGCGCCGCAGCCATCGAGGGATTCGCCGGCAGCTGCTGCGTGACCATACGGATCGCCGTCTCGGGAATGCCGTAGCGCTCGGCAAGCTCGCTCACGTAGCTCGCCTCGGCCGCGATCTGCTCGAGCCGCGTAAAGGCATCCGTGCCCTGCTCGGCCGCGATCTCTTGCAAGGACTTCGCGCCCTGCCGGTTCTCGTTCATATTGGCCGCGGACTCGCGACCAACGTCAATCGTCAGCTTGGGCGGAAAGCGCCACTCGCCGCGGGTCGCGCGCTTCAGCGCCTGCACCGGCGTTTCGCCAGCGCGAGCAGGAGGCGCCGGGATCTCGCCGCGAGCGATGGCGTCGAGAATCACCGCGTTCTTGATTGGATCGAGCACCTTGTCGACGAGCACGCCTTGATGCCGCGCGAACACGCGGTCAGCCGCGGCGAACTCCGCGCGCACGCTCGGGCCGGCGTAATCCTGCGTGCCGAAGAGGACGCCCTTCGGGATGCCGACGGCGATTGAGAGCTCGTGCATCAGATGCGCGATGAAGCCCGTGAAGGCTGTGCTCGGCCGCGCCGGCATCGTCTCGACGCGGTCAGCCTGGCCGAGGTACTTAATCATCCCGACCTCGGAAAGCTCGTTCTTCTGCTGCTGGCCGCTGGGCAGCACGGTGCTCGGCGTCGGCGTGAAGAGGTTGCGCGCGTTCGCCGTGCCGCGGTCCGTGAAGACCAGCGCCGCCTGCTGCGATGCGAAGCGGACGCCGGCCTTCTCGGCCTGGAGGATCTCGTGCAGCATCCGCGCCGTCTGGATCGCCGCGTGAAAGTCGGTCACGCCGCGGTACTGATCGACGCGGAACGGGTCGAAGTAGTGGCAGAAGTTCCCGGCCGGCACGTCCTCGGCGCCGAAGTAGACGCCCTCGCGGGTCACGCGGTAAATGCGATACGCGACCGGCACGCCGAACTCGTTGGTGATGACGCCTTCGAAGTAGTTCTCCGAGTCGAGGCCCATCTCGTTCGGATTTCCGATGCGGGTCGCCGGCACCAGCTGGAGCTTTAGCCCGTCGCCCACGCGGCGGATGACGAAGCCGCAGTCGCCGTCGACCGGCCGATTCTCCGCGGCCAGCTGCACGAGCTTGCGGAACGAGTTGCGGCCCGTGGCGTCGGCCTGCTTGCACCAGCCGTGAAACCACTCGCCGACCGTCGCGTTGTAGTCGCGGTCTCCAGTCGCGGGCGAATATTCGGTCGGCGTCAGGTAATTGCCGAACTTGCGCGAGACCTCCTTAACCTCGGGACAATTCTCGACCAGATTACGCGCCTCCCACATCATCACCACCCGCTCGCGTACCGTCTGCGAGGATTCGCTCGGCTGGCCGTACTGCATCGGCGCGTAAAGCCGATTCGTCTGCGCTGCGTTGTAGCTGAAGAGCGCGGTCTCGACGCGAGCCTGGAGCCGGCGCAGCGCGGCCTGCGGCGCGATGGTCTCGAGCGCCCGCTCGAACCACGGCCGGTTGCGGATGACTGCGGTGGCGTCGAAGGTCTGCATATGGTCAGTTGCCCGTGAAGCTGACGAACGTCGTGTCGGTCGTGTCGCCGTTCTGGTACTCGATCGCGGCGGTGATGTCGCCCAGCATCTGGTTGAGAGTGTTAAGATCGGCGCGCGTGACACTCTTGCCGTTGAGGCTGTAGCTCGTGTTGAGCAGACAAGCCTGGATCGCATCTAGCACCTTGCTCTTGAGCGTCGTCAGCGTCGCAACGTCAATGTCGAGGAAGGGATTGTCGGCCGCCATAAAAGAGCGGCGGTCGTCAAAAGGTTTTTTGACGCGGCGTTATGCTACGACTTTGACGGGGTGAAGCGGATAATGCCCGCGATGGTCGCCATACAAAGCAGCATCGCCGAGGTGTCCAAGCCGTGGTTGGGTGCGTTGCTGCGAACCTCGGTCCATTGCCAAACGCCGGTCCGAACCTCGACCTTAGCCTCGCCCTTGAGGTGCTCGAGGTAAAGCGGGTTAACGTCGCTCGGCAGTTCCCAGCGCAAGTCGCCCTTGCCCTCCAGCGCGCTCGCCAGCGTGTCCTTGAAGTAATCGCCGGACCAGTTGTAGAAGTAAACGTCGCCGCCCCGGTAGTCGCTCACCTGCGGGTCGCTAAAGGGGAAATTGACCATCTGCCCGGTCGCCTCGTCGCGCATCGTCCAAGTCCGCCGGCCGTAGCCGCGCATCGAGCGCCAGCCGAACTCGGCGCAGTCGCGGTCCACGTCTGCCGGCCGGTAGCCGCGGTCCTGCGCGACGCACGCGCTTGAGACCTTGAAGCGCTCCTGCAGCGCGCGCAGCTGGTCCCGCGTGTCGATGCGCCCGAACCACAGCTGGCGATAGCGCGGCCCTTGCGCCGTGCTGAACGCCCCGACCTCGACCCAGAAGTGGTCCTGCTGGCGGTCTATCGCCATAAAGCGAATCGCCTCGTCGGGGATCGACTCGCCCTGCGCGTAGTCGGCGAGCTTGTAGCCGCTGTCCTTGAGCAGCACGTTCACCGCCTTCTTCTCCACGATCCACGGCAGCGCCTGCCGCTTCGTGCGAAACTCGATCTTCGCCTGCTCGTCTCCCGTGCGGACCAGCTGGTTTTCGGCCTGGAGGAACTCTTCCACGAGGAGCCGCATCGGCCGCGTGACGATTGCCTCCAGTCGGAACGACCGCACCTCGCGCGGCGCCGCAGGATTCATCGGCACGAACCGCCCAGTCTTCGCCCAGCCAGCGCGGGTCGCGTCGTTGTCCGCGGACTCGTGCCCGCACGCAATGCAGCGGAAGCGGCACGTCTCGACCGCGCGGCCCACGTCCCACGTCTCGTCATCGCGCCGCGCCGCGCGGTCCCAGATCACGCCGCCGCGCTGCTCCTTGCTGAGAACCTCGAACGCGACCGGCAGGATCTTGCGGCATCCTGGGCACTCGGCGTGCCACTCGCCCTGATCGCCAGAGCGAAAGCTCGTGTCCTCGACGTTGCCCGTTTGAGCGTCCATTATGGGCGCTTGGCTTGTGTTGTAGATTTTGGAACGGCCTACCTCCTCAAACTTACTCACTCGCGCAACTGCGTGACCATAAATGTCTTGCCATTTAGGTAACCACAGCTCGTCGTTGCACTTGTAACGAATCGACTGGCTCTGCTGCGTTGAGAGGTTTGCAGAGTTGAGCGTGACGAAGAATCCGCCAAAGAAGATCTCGGTCGTCGTGCGGTGCGGCCCCGGCTTGGGCAGCAGCGCAGCGACCGGCCGGCAGCGCTCGAGCAGCGGCCAGAGCCGCGTCTTCGCGTGCTTCTCCACCATCTCGTCCGTCTGCATCGTCCAGCTGATCGGGCCGGGATCGTTAGCGATTATCCACGGCAGCCAGACGTCGGCCACCAGCGTGCCGCCAATCTGCACGGCTTTCCGAAAGTGGACGCGCCGGACCAGCGGGTTTTGGAGTGCGTCGAAGATCGGCACGAGCCACGGCGACAAGCGCACGTTGAACGGCCCCGGCGTTGCGTAGGATTCCGGCAGCTGCACGTGTCGCCGCGCCCAGTCGTAGATCGGCGAGCGATCCGGCCGCGGCAGGCGGAAGCCGGCGAGGAGTTGCTCGGCGCTCATCGCTTCTTCCGCGGCCTCCCGCCCTTCTTGCCGTTGACCTTCGCGGCCTGCGCTTTCGCAGCCGAGCGCGCGAGTCCTCCGCGGCGCCCCAGCGCAGCCATTACATCCCGGACCATCTCAGGCGTCGGCACGCAGTTCATCGAGTAGGGTCACGAAGGCTCGCTCGGCGACTGCGGGGACGACGCCGTTTCCGAGGAGGCGGAGCTCGTCGACTCGGGAGTCACCGGCGACGCACAACTGGGCATAGTCCAGCCCACCGGCAGGCCCATCAGCGTCTCGACCCAGCGTGGGTTCAGTTTGCCGCCACCCATCACGCTCGCACCCGCTTGCTCCTCGATGTTCCCCCTCCCCCTGTCGTAGCTGAAGTCGTTGCCCCTCGCCATTCCGGTTCTGGGCGTCGCCCAAGCCTGCGCCTGGCTGCCCAGCTTCGGCCATTTCGTCCCGTCCTGCCCGACTTGATAGCCGACTTGATTCTTCGCTTCGGGCGTTGCCCACGACTTGATCACCTGTTCCTCTAGGTATTCCGGCACGCTCGTCTGCCCATTCGCCTGGCGGAATCGCAGGCACTTGGCTAGTGTCTCTGGACTCCTGACCCTGCTCAAGACAGTAGGAGTGCCCCACAACTCTGGGCGGCTCCCATCCGAACTGGGGTTGGCCGGGGCGGCTCGGCCAAAGTTCTTCTGCACGTCGCGTAGTTGCGGACGATGCGTCGGTCGCTCCGCGTTTGCCGCATTGTAGATATCGCTCGTCTGCGGCGTCGGCCAAGACATCTCCCCGCGCCTCGCCATCGCGCTGAAGCATTTGCTCTGCTGGCTGTTGCCTCCAATTCGATAGCTGTCCTCGTTCGCCGTTACGGTCGGCCAAGATGAAGACCCGCTTGCGTTGATGGGGCGCGCCGACTTCAGCCGCGCTGAATATTCCCCACGTCGCCGAGTAACCAAGCTCGCCCAAATGCTCGATGACCTCTCGGAGTCCGAGGCTGATGTGTCCTTCGACGTTCTCGAAGAAGCACAGCCTGGGTCGCAGAATTGAAATTCCATCTGCGATGTAGGGCCATAGGTGGCGAGCGTCTTCTCGGCCGAGTCGCTTCCCGGCGCTGCTGAATGGCTGGCACGGATAGCCGCCTGAGAGGATATCCACTCGGTCGCGAAGTTTTGCCCAAGGGAAAGACTTGAGGTCAGGCCAGATCGGAGCCGCGTCAATCTGCCCGCCTTCCATTCGCGCAAGTAAGAGCTCGCACGCGAAGGCTTCGATCTCCGAATAAGCGATTGTTCGCAGATTCGGGATGCAGCGATGCAGTCCGAGGTCGATGCCGCCGTAGCCAGCGCAGAGGCTGACGTGAGTGATTGGGGGATGATCCATATCATAGTCGTTGTTCGATCATCTGCAAAACCAAAGCCGCTTGGGCTTTCAAGCCTAATCTTCGGTCGCGCTCTTCCGAATCGCCTCCGTCTCGAACCGCGCAAGGTTGCCCGCGATCACCTCGCGGATCTCGTCCAGGATCAGCCCGCCTTCGACGTTCGCCTCCGCCGCCGACTTGCCGGCGACGCGCGGGCCGAGCTCGACCTCCAGCTTCAAGCGGAGAAGCAGGTCGAGCTTCTGGCTGAGCAGCTGGAGCATATCCTGCACGACCTCGCGCTCGACCACGTTGCCCCGTTCGCGCCCCAGCTTGAGATCGCGAAGCTCGATGTCGCGGCGCATCAGCTCGGCCTTCAGCGCGCCCAGGCTCCCGTCCTTGATCCGCCCGAGCCCGCGCTCGTCGCGCCACGCGATCAGCTGCTCGAGGGTCGCCCCGGTCGGCCAGTCGTCGCGCTTCTGCCATTCGCGCAGCGTCGGCTTCGAGATTTTGAGCGCCCGCGCGAGTGCGTCTTGTGTCATCGTGTCGCGTTCCGGCAAGATTGCCTCAAAGCCCAGCCCCGTTTTTTTGCGCTAGGTCTTGCAACC